TGTTTAATATTTAGATTTGTCTGCAAAAAAAGAAATTTAGCCCATTAATTATTTCAGGGCGTTACAACACTTATATTTTAAACCTTTTCTTATTATAAATGTCATCTGGTATTGTTCAACTTATTGCAATTGGTGCTCAAGACGAACACATTATGGGCGAACCAGAGATTTCGTTTTTTACATCAACGTTTAAACGGCATTCTAACTTTTCACAATCCGTAGAAAAACAGACGATACAAGGATCTGTGAAAGGCAATTCCATGTCATCCATCAAATTTGATCGATCGGGTGACTTATTGGGGTATACGTACCTCACAATAGATGATAATACACAATCATACGATATTCAAAGATGGGATACACTTATTGATAAAGTTGAACTTCTCATCGGTGGTCAGGTTATAGACACACAAGATGCAGTATTTACCGAAAAAATAGCCATTGATACATTTGCAACGAATGTATCTAAGAGTGCTAACGGTACACACCCAGGTATTAGCGCACGCTCATACTTTTACCCTTTCAGGTTCTTCTTTTGTGAAGGTGCACAATGTGCTTTACCTATAGTCGCGTTACAATACCATAACGTCGAATTACGTATACATTGGGGTCCAGATGCAGGAAACTATAATTTTGAGTGTTATTCAAACTATTATTATCTCGATAATGAAGAACGTGGTAATCTTGTGTCTCGTAACCATAACTTGATAATCACACAAGTTCAAAAAAGTGTTCCTTCGCATGAACTCGTACAAGAACTTACATTTAACCACCCCATAAAATATCTCGCATCTTCGGATACAACAACAGAAGGGGCATTAACATCGACATCAAATAAAATCAAAATCGAAATAAATGGTTTAGATATAGGTAATTTCAAGTGGGCGAAACCACACTTTATAGATGTTATGAACTATTACCATACAAACTTTGTTACATCACCCGATTTTTTCTTATATTGTTTTTGTTTATCGACGAGCTCACTCCAACCGACAGGAACGCTCAATTTTAGTCGATTAGATTCCGCAAAGGTAGTCAGTCAAAAAATGGTCATCACTGATCCTATATACGCCGTTAACTATAATATACTCAGAATAGAAAATGGAATGGCTGGTCTCATTTATGCAAATTAAAATACGTACTTATATTAAATATGGTTAAAAACATACCTACGATCGAGCGATCTACCAAAATCCGGTTTGGTAAATACGCTAACGATAATCAGGCGGAAAACACAATAGTTTTTAATGCATCTAATGCGGCCATAAGTGCAACCACACCAGGTAGTGTATATATGACACCTTTACGCGAGGCTTCTATAGGAAGTGCAACTTTTATAGGATATGATGCATCTACGAAAGAAGTTGTAGATACAGGTGTTGCATCATCACTCTTAGGTGGTATTTCACTTGATGATACTGTTGTGGAAGGTCCTGTAGTTTCAAATGGAATACCTCATTTTGCAAATACACTAACTGCATTTACAACAAGATATGGTTCAAATGTTGGTATTGCAAATACAAGTCCTATACACGCTTTAGATGTCGGTGAAAAATTATATATTACGCGACACGGTAATGTTCATACAAGTGGTAAAATAACAGCTGATAAGTTTTATGGAGATGGGAGTACACTTTCCAATATGGAAGTTGGTCTTAATGATGTTGTTTTACACAGTAATACGACAACAAAAACAGTCGAGTTTAATAATGTGACAGCGGGTCAGGCATCTCTAATTACAGCAGGAAAGGTTGGTATTTCAAATGCCGATCCTACACACACGTTAGATGTTGGTTCTAATTTATATGTGGATGATACCGCGGCAAATGTCTTAGATGTTACGGGTAATATAAATGTATCAAATTATTTAAAAACAAATAAACTAGAAGTTAGTTCATTAGAGGTTGACGCTGTTACTTCGGGGACGGTATCAAGTAATATTATCGGTAATAACGTAAATGTAATCACAGTAACCGCTAATGTCATTGCCGATAACGTCGTTGCGACAAACGGAATGTATGGTAATATCAAAGGTTCAAACACTATAAACGCTTCGACGATAAGTGCAATAACAATAAACAGTAACGTTGTTTCCGATAACGTCGTTGCGACAAATATAGGTTTAAATTCAACTAATGCAAACGTACTATTATTAGGTCCATCAGCTGGAAATACTACATTGGTTAAGCTCCAACCTTATGATGCAGATTCTACTAAAAAATTCCTTAGAAGTTCAGCCGCGGGTGTAGCATGGGACGATGTTTCTTCGAACCTCGAATCGATTGTAAGTAATGGACCAGCATCCGCAAACATTACATCAAACACGATCCAATTTACGAATGGGGTAACATCTTTAACAGCTTCGGGTAACGTAGTTGTTTCGGGTAACGTTACAACGGGTACTCCTATTGCAATTGCAAGTGGTGGTACGGGTTTAAATTCGTTTACAGAAAACGATCTGTTATTAGGTCCAGCATCTGGAGAAACGGCGTTAACTAAACTTGCACCTTATACTACAGATTCTACTAAAAAATTCCTTAGAAGTAATAACAATGGTGTAGCGTGGGACGATGTTTCTTCGAACCTCGAATCGATTGTAAGTAATGGACCAGCATCCGCAAACATTACATCAAACACGATCCAATTTACGAATGGGGTAACATCTTTAACAGCTTCAGGTAACGTAGTTGTTACGGGTAACGTTACAGCTTCTACAATTAAAAGTACAAGTTTAACTTCCGGTAAAATACCATATACAAATGCGGATAAGGAGCTCATAGATAGTAAAGTGTCTTTCAATACTTCAACTAATGTTACATCTGTGGCTTCAAACCTTGTCGTTACAGGTAATTTAACAGTACAAGGTGGTACGACGTTCCAAGACAGTAATATACACACTGTTAGCGACCCTATTATAGAAATAGGTAACGCAAATGCCATTGACAATATAGATATGGGTATAATCATGACACGTCCAACTGCAAATGTTGTAGCTGGTTTTAGAGGTTTTGACGGCTTAAATGAATATACAATTGCATACACACTAAGTGACCCAGATGGTCCACGTATAATTCCTACATATTCCGAAGGATACATTACCGCAAACGTTTGGGGTAACGTTGTCGCGAGTAACGTCACGACGACAGGTAAAATGACCGCAGATACGTTCCATGGTACTTCAATTAACGTAACAGGTTCGGTTACCGGGGCTACGTTAGTGGGTGATGGTTCTGCTATAACTCACTTAGATTTAAGCGACTCTACTCATACCGGTCTAAATGACCTTATAACTTTAGGTACGCACACGACAGGTAATTACGTACAATCTATATCAGGTGGTAATGGTATTACGGCTGGTGGGGCCGCCGAAGGTGGAACACCCACGGTGGCCATCGATACAAAAGCAGATGGTGGTTTGGTTATTGAGTCCGGTAAACTCGCGCTCGATTTACAAGCCACGTCGATTACAGGGAAATTGGGGACTGGAGATGGTGGTACGGGTGTAGAGGCACTAGCAGCGGGCGAAATTCTATATGGTTCAGGGAATGATACAATGTCAAAATTAGCAACAACAAATGGTAGTGGTAAATTTTTGAAACTTAATGGAACAACACCATTGTGGGCCGACGTCTCTTCGAACCTCGAATCGATCGTAAGTAATGGACCAGCATCCGCAAACATTACGTCGAACACAATCCAGTTTAGTAATACTGTAAATTCTTTAACAGCTTCAGGTAACGTAGTTGTTTCAGGTAATGTGATATCTACTGGTGTTATTACACTTGAATCATCTGCAGGTACAAGACAAGCTTTGAAAGTATTAAACGCTATTGAGGTCGATCCAAGTTACGCAACGTCTTCGCATAACGTTTTATCGATTAATCGCACAACAGGTGAAATATATGATTCGGGAGGACAAGGTGGTTCAACACTTGCTAACATAATCGAGGAAGGTGCAAATGTAGCAATTGGTCCATCAGCGGCATCCGCAAATCTCACTGTAAACACGTACGGATCGAATGTACTCACGGTTTCGGGAAATGTGTCAGCCGATAATATTACAATCGGGGCTTTACATGTCTCTGCATCACCATTCAATTTTGATGATGTTGTGAGTACATCTGCAGGCGCAAATGTAACAGCAAATGTAATCACAGTTGGGGGTCTTGTCGCTTCAGGAAACGTCGAGGCGGGAAATGTAATTGTTACAGATAACATTACAGTCACAGGGAATGCAACTTCCCAGAACATTAAATTAACAAATACAGAAATATCCGCGACAATTTCTTCAGGTACGATAACAATCGACGCGAGAGAAAAATCATATGGTACAGCACCGTTAGTTACCTCTACAGATGATGTTTCGAATCTTGTATTCACGAATCTTATATCAGGGTCCCAAATTGTAGTTCCAATTCTCGCGAGTGGTGGCAATATAAAAATTTCAAAAGAATTGACAAATGTAAATTTTTATGCCATGACCTCGGATGTTTCTGTCGACCAAGACAAACATGCACTCATGACATTATCAAATGTATCTGGAAATATTTATATGAATGCCTTAGCATTTGCCTAGGTTAAAAAATAAAACCTATGTATAATATAATAAAATATGTCTGGAGGTATTGCCCAACTCGTTGCCGTCGGTGCACAAGATGCCCATCTCGTCGGCCAACCTGAAGTTTCTTTTTTCAGGTCCAACTATAAACGTCACACAAACTTCGCCCAAACTGTTGAGAGACAGGTTATCCAGGGCAACCCAGCCAAAGCTGGTATGTCGACTGTCAGATTTGAACGTAAAGGTGACATGATCGGATACGTATACATTTCCAATAGAGCTGGTAACGTCACTGATTGGTCGAGTCAAGTATCCAAAGTTGAACTCTTGATCGGTGGTCAAGTCATTGATGAACAAGAATATGCATTCTCCACTCTTCTTGCGCCAACCATTTTTAACCAAACGTATTCGAAAACAACTTACGCTAATGAAAAATTCTACCCACTCAGATTTTCGTTTTGCGAAAACGCTCAGTCCGCTATCCCATTGATCGCTCTTCAATACCACGATGTGGAATTGAGAATTACATGGGGAAATACCGATGGTGTCGCTTTGAAGGATGACCTTGAAGTGTACTCTCAATTCATCCACCTCGATACGGATGAACGCACGGTCTTATCCAGTCAGCCACAAAACATGCTTATTACACAAACACAAAAAGCTATTGCATCTGCTTCTAAAATCCAAGAATTGAACTTCAACCACCCAATTAAATGTTTGGTTGCCGAAGAAACTAATGCACGAGCGACTACAAAACTCAAACTTCAAATAAATGGTACGGATGTTGGTGATTACAAAGCAATTGTCCCACACTTTACGTCTGCTCCAATCTATTACCATACATCGGCTGGTAACTGTACTGCCGATAACTTGACATTGATTCCATTCTGTCTCGACACGTCGAAGCTTCAACCAACCGGTTCGCTCAACTTCAGTAGACTCGATTCTGCAAGAATCGTTTCCGACGATGAAGTTTTTGGGAAAGACGTCTACGCGGTCAACTACAACATCCTCCGTATTGAAAATGGTATGGGTGGTTTGATGTATTCCAACTAATTTAATTTTAGCCACTTATTATAAATGATTTGGCAATTAATATTTCTCATAGGATTCGTCTTTGTTTTAACGTATGATCCATCATCCGGTGGTTTGGATCACTTAGTCGGTAAAAAACCCGAAAAACCTCTACAAAACGCAGAGTGTAAAGAAGGTCATTACCAAGAAATTCAATTTGCAAAAATGGGGTACCCATGTTCAGAGGAAAAGAAAACACATATGGGTGCGATTATAGGAACTTAAAAAATTGACTCGTATTTTTATATATAAAATGTTTGCATTCGATCGCGATACAGCGACTATAGTTGCCGTGCTCATGTGTATTGTAGCCACAGTGTACATGTACAGAGAACTTAACAAAACTAAAACGGAAATGGATAACGTCAAGGGATTTTATGGAAATCTCATGGCTCATTTATCCAGACCACCGCAACCAAAACCGGTATGTGAAATTGAAACCAAAAAGGAGGAGGTTTTAGACACCCAAGTTGCAGAAACCGAAGAAGAATCTTCAGAATAATCATCTTATTCAATTATAACTTGCTTATTAGCAATGATAAAATATAAAGCGATCGCAGTTCCCGTCACTTTTATAGGTGATAAACCACGGTTTCTAACTGTCAGGGATAGAAGATTCAAAGATTGGATTTTCGTTACCGGGGGGTGTAGAAGAAGAGAAATACCAAATCCATTAAGATGTGCATTAAGAGAATTGGAAGAGGAAACAAGGGGGGTTATTTCTTTAAAAAAAGGTGAATATACAACTTACAAATTTACAGTAAAAGAAAGTCCAGGTGTTGATTTAGAATACAATGTTTTTGTATTCTTCGTCGATTACAGTATACAGCAGCAAGCAGATCTTATAAAAAAGTTTAACGATGAAAAACAGAAAATGAATCTTCGTAAGATTCAGAAACAACCAATTAAACGTACACACGACGAGAATGATTTCATGAATTTTGAAACTCTCGCTGAATTTAGTACAAAAAAGCAATGGGACCGTATAGTTAAAAACGTACTCAATAACCCAGAATTTTACGCGTGTGTAACTTCTCTCGATAGAAAAACCTTCTCTATTAAATAATGAAGTCGAAGAACTATATTTTATCTCAAATACGTGAACTTCTCATTGAAAGACACGCATATACTCCAGAACGCGCAGACAGGTACGTAGAATTACATAAAGACGATAAGGTGTATGAACTCCTTGTTTTAAAAAAGAATTTATCAGAAGAAGAAAATTACCCAGAAATTTCATATAGACGTTCTATTTGGCATCATGAATATGAAGATGAATGAATATATATAAAAAAATAAAACTAATATTTGGTAAGTATGTTTAAACGTTGGTGTAAAGACCAGGGTTTTGCAAATAACTCCGATCTATCACATGTGCTCATGGACGGTGGCGTTCTCTCCGTGCCTTTTGATAGATTGAATAATTTTTATGAAAAATGTGTAGAAGCCTATACTTTAGGTGAAAAGATTTTCGTTGTAGAACAGAAAACAGAAAATTATAACTTTTTCATGGATTTAGATTATAAAGATGATGATGAACTATCATTTGAACAGATTAAAAGTATATGTAAGGTCATATGTGATAAAGTCTCTAAATTTGGTGGTAAAGATGCATTAATATCCGTCGCGGAACCTAAACCTATTGATAACCTTATAAAAACAGGTATTCATATTAACTGGTCGGGTTTTGTTGTAAATAGATCATCCGCATTGGCTCTTAGAGAACACGTTATAAAAACATTAAATTTGGCGTATGGGTCACGTGATTGGAAAGACATTGTAGATATATCAGTTTATGGAAATTCTTCACGTAACACGAAGGGTAGTGGGTTTCGTATGCCATGGTCACATAAAAAGGGAAAACACGAGGCATGCGCCGGTCAGGGGTGTGAGTTATGCAATAACACAGGTAAAGAAACACAAGGTGAATATCTACCAGTATTCATATACAAACATGGTCCTCTTTCTATGCTAGAAAAGACAGAGCAGAAACCTTCTATAGATATGTTACATATGGCAACTTTACGTACAGAAAGTACTAATCCAGTTATAATAGAAGGAATTTCTAATACACATGAAGGAGGTAATTTTACAACTATACAAACAAAAAACGAGTTCAAGAATCAGGAAGCTCTTTTACTCGTAGAAGCATTTGTACGTAAACATGTAGAAGGACAGAATTCAGCGTCAATCACTAAAATGTTTAAATATAAAAACCAGTTTCTCGTTTCAACAAACTCCAAATATTGTGAAAATAAAAAATGTAATCATAACTCTAATCACGTTTGGTTTCATATAACAGGAGATACTATATCCCAAAAGTGTTTTTCTACTACTAACATATTAAGACAGTATGGATTTTGTAAGGATTTTTCAGGTAGACGGCATCAGCTTACTAAAAAAATAACAGACATCATTTACGAAGATGGTAAAGTAGAAAAATATGTACCTAAAAAGATTACAACTATAGAACCAGAACAGGAATTACTTGAAAAGTTTATAAAAAAATATATCATCAAAAACGAAACATTCTCAATAGAAACACTCAAACGAAATGGTGTTAAAAAATATACAGTAACGACTAAAGAAGTGTGTAGTACATGTAAAGAAACTATTTATTTCAACATCTTAAAAAGACAGATACAGCAAGTATGTAATTGCAAATGTCGTGCACATAATCTCACAGATAAAATTGTAAGTACTTTATAAAATGTTAGCTGTAGTCTTAATTATAATAGTTGTCTATCTGACATCTTCTTTAATGAAAAAAGATACAGGAACTAAACATATATCAGAACTTATTCGACAAACATTACCTTACTCGGGTTTAAATAAAATTTTATACAAGGAATTTTTAGCCAATATGAATATGGCTATAGAATACAAGTCTGAGATTGTTATTGCAGAAAAATTATTAAACCGCGCACTTGAAAATTTACGTGAAATTGCATTATACACAGTTTCTACAGATACAAGTGTTATAGAAGAAATAGATGAATTAGCCAATAAGATAGAAGCCGAATTCGGTCTTGTTTTAATAAACGAAACACTTAATGCGAAGTAATGTATTTAAAAGAATAAAGCAAGAAACTTTTATACTATGACAAAAGCAGTTGTTGCAACACGTACACGTTCCGGGAGAATTTCAAAAGTCCCAGACCGTTTAGATCCGTTAGAAGATTTACCCGAAGATGATTATTCAGACAATGATTACGAAACAGAGTCTGATCCAGGTAGTGAAGATGATATAGATTTACTCCAGACAGATGATGAAGACGATTTCGAAGATGATGACGAAGACATGGATGAAAATGGAAATTTAAAAGGGTTTGTTGTTGATGACGAGGACGATGATGAGGAATAATAAGCTTAAAAAAATAGGTTTACATCTTATAAATGGAAGCTGAAGTTGGAACTCCAATTGAATATAATCCAGACGAGTTTGTAAATAAAGAAATGGACGAACAAAAAGAACAAGAACCGGAAAACAACGAACAGTATTATTTTCCGCCTCCACAACAACAATATTATGAACCACCACCACAATATCAAAAAGATGATATTTTTTCAAATCTCGATAAAACGGCGTATATAATAATTTTTGTGTCATTTATTCTAGGGTTTTTCATGGGAAAAACCATGCAGCCAGTCATTCTTAGACCCGGATAGGTTTACCACGTATCCATAAATGTTCCGAGGATGTTTGTTGACCTTTAAAATCACCTATGGGTCCATATGTGGGTTCTGTAAAATACGCTCGACTCACGATAAGTGGGTCCTTTAATATATCTTGTGCTACATCAGAAGCACTAACATTTTCGGTATCCGATTTACTTTTGCGAATATTATACACTCGTAAAAATAAACCAGACATAGCTAAAACAATAAGAATGGTGATTATGTTCAATATAATACTCAACATACTTACATTTATATAACAAAATTAATTTACGCTTCCTTGGATTCTACCTCTTCACCTTCCTCAACTTCACCTTCACCTTTCGTATCCTGAGCTTCTGTAGACTCCTCAGATTTAAAACCTTTTTCAGAATCAAACTTTTGCATGGCTTCAATCGAATTAAAACCTCGTTCTTTCGCTTCCTTTTCAAGAGCAGCATTCGCGTCCTCTTCACGCTTCTTTTGCATTTCCTTGATTTCCTCGGCAACAATAGCATCCGCCTCTTTGACAAGGTCTTCCATTGGTGTATCAGGTTTTTCCTTTTGGAGTCGTTCCAAAACTTCCCCGGGGTGACTAATCGGTGGTTCATCCGGTTTCGTATAATACTTTGAGTTTTCATCGCCAGGTTTCATCATGGAACCATTTTCAATCATGTCACGCTTACGTTCCGCAAACATGGCCGCAGCTTGAGCTTGATTTTCTCTGTACCCCGTCATAAGTTCCTCGAGCTTTTCATTCGAATAATGCGCATCTTCGATTTTAGTCGGATCCGGTGGAATCAACAACCATTTATACATATCGACCACGTAAATATCGAAAGTCGCATCTTCTTTTTGAAGACGTTTTGCGTGTAAAGCCGCTTCATCGCGTGAATTAAACGCCCCTCTAATCTTGATACCAAACTTATCATTCTTTTGAGGAGCTTCCGGTCCCACTACAGAGAGACACGCGTAGAGTTGACCTGGTACGGTCGTGTAATCTTGTTCGAGAGTTGACATTTTTATATGTAAAATAAGCTTAAAAACTTTAAGCTAGTTGAATATAATAAATGAGTGAATTCTGGTATAAACAACCTGTACCACAAGATAAAGTTATTTTTGAAAAAGATGGTGAGATAGATTCATCGAGAGAACTTAAACACGAAAAAAACCCTTTACCAGAAGGATACGAATGGGGTTCGTGTACTATTGACGAAATTTGTATTTTTTTAAAAGAAAATTATATTCGAGATGATTCTTTCGAATTTCATTATTCCAAAGAACTTATTGAATGGGCTTTGTACCCACCGGGGTATCGCGATGAATGGAATCTTGCTATTCGCGAAAAGGTAAATGGTAAGCTTGTTGCTTTTATATCAGGTGTACCTTTAGACGTCTGTGTTAATAAAAAAATAATTCAAATGTTACAAATAAACTTTTTATGTGTATCCGAAAACCTTAGAGATACAAAATTTACACCCATGCTTATAGGTGAACTTAAAAGACGTATGAATTTACAAAATAGATGGCAGGCTGTATATACAGTAGTAAAAAGGCTACCTACACCCATCTCTAAAGTCAAATATTGGCATAGACTCATAAACGTTAAAAAATTAAATCATGTAGAATTTTCAAATGAAAGGGAACAAGCGCATCGTATTTTAGGTACATCTCATTTTAGGGAAATGACTGAAAAAGACATACCTAGAGTAACGAAAATGTTACAGGAATATTTAAAAGGATTTAAACTTTCATTATATATAAATGAATCCTATGTCAAGTATTGGATTCTTCCCCGTAAAGATACTATATATACCTATTTGAGTGACGAAAAAGATCAATTTACAACATTTTATAGTTTAGATTACGTACATAAAAAAAGTGGTGAAACTGTAAAACAAGCCTATACGTTCTATAATGTAGGAAATTGTCTAAAAGACGCTATAATTATGGCACGCAATAGAGGATTTGATGTCTACAATTGTATTAATACAGGTGTAGACGAAGAAGAACTCCGGAAAAATAAATTTATAGAGGGAACGGGATGTAACCATTATTACCTATGGAATTGGAAAATTAATGAAGAAATTAAACCAAAAGATATTGGATTTGTAATGATATGACGCCCTGTACCGAGAATTATTGATATTAAGTCTCGGTTATAATTTAAGAAAATGTGGTAACATAACTAAACCACCAAGTAATATAATTGCATCTATAAAAAGAACCTTATTTTTGATTTCGGGGCACCAATTCTTATATTTGACAATTTGTTCCGATTCTTGAGGTTTTATCCAGTGGTAAAACATGGCAAGATACGTTGGTCCAAGATTTCTTTTACAATCATACCAATGATCGTAATACGCTAAAGCCACGTACGGTAAATATAATAACGATAATAAAACCCATTTGTTTTTATGTGGAAGATACCAATATCCACCGGCTAACGCTAACGTGAACCATATACACTTCCAGTTTGCTACGGGTTGGGTATCATCACACTTCTTATCTTCCATTTTATATATACTGATATTTTTTTCACCTTAGTCGATATGTTACATGTATAAATTTAATAAAATGATTCAAAACGGAAAAGGAGGTGAAAAAACAAACAAGTGGGGGAAGGTATTTGAACGAGAAACATCTGATTTTGAAGATGGAGAGATTATTTCAATAAATGGATTCGATTATGTATATATCGATCAGAATAATTCTATTTCATATCTCGAACAGTTTAAAGGTGAAAAGGAATACGTTAAAAAATTAAAACCAGATGGTTTATTTCGTCGATTATGTGATAATTATATACATATCATTGAAAAAA